CTTGTAGAACATTGCAATGCAAATTCAATCGCACTTGCAGTAGGAACTGATAAACAAGTTGCTCAGGCATACGAACTTAAAATTGTAGATACTGCAAAAAATGTAACTGACAATATGAAATTACCAGAATAGGAAGTAAGTAATGTCATCAAAAATTAAAGTAGATACTATTGAAGATGTTGCCGGAACATCTAATATTTCCATAGGGACTAATTTAACTATGGACGTAGCAGGGGATATTACCCTTGATGCTGGTGGTGCAGATGTAAAACTTTCTGATGACGGAACTAACTTTTTAACATTTACTAAATCAAGTAATGATGTAACTATTAATACTCCTATATCAGATGGTGATATATCATTTGTTGGAAATGATGGTGGGTCTGCAATAACCTCTATGAAAATGGATATGTCTGCTGGTGGTGCTGTAACGATTGACCCAAGTAATAATTTATCTACTGCTTCTGGTGCTAATGCAAAGTTAAATGTGGGTAGTTTAAGTGGTACGGCAGGAGCATTAAATGTTAATGTTGCTGGTACTAATGGTGCAGGCGCATATAGATTAATTAATGCTACAGATGGTGTAACTACAAACTTTCTTGTAAAAACAGATAATAGTGGTTCTGAAAATAGATTAGAACTTGGGCCGGAAACTGCGTCTGCGATTTGTTTTGAAATTCAAGGCAGTGAAAAAATGAAAATCAATCCTGCTGGACTAGTAACTAAACCAAACACACCAGCGTTTAGAGTTCATAGAACTGCTGGAAACTATACATCTACAACAGTAATTGTTTGGAATGTCGTGACTTATAATCAAGGTGGTCATTATAATAGTTCAAATGGAAGGTTTACTGCTCCAGTTACTGGTGTATATCAATTTAATGTGATGGGTTCTATTACTGGTAGTCCAGTTAACTCTTCACTTCATAGGGCATCAATTAATGGTTCATATCAAATAGATGTATTTCCTATCGGTGATGATGGTGCGGCTCATATAAGTTATGCAAATAGTTTTCTTTTAAATCTTAGTGCAAATGATTATGTAGAAATATCATCTGCTAGTGGTGGTAATTGGTATGGAACTGGTAACGTCCATAATCATTATAGTGGTTTCTTAGTAGGATAAAGATATGTCAACAATTAAAGTAGATACAATCGCAACAAGAACTGGTTCTGGTAATATTACGTTAAGTAATAGTCTTGCAAGTGCAACTGTTGCTGGTGACCTTACAGTAGACGGAAATACACTTCATGTAGATTCTTCAAATAATAAAGTAGGTTTGGGTGTTGACCCAGGCACTATGCCATCTTTTATAACTCATGCTGTATCAGTTATAAATGGTGGTGGTATTGGTATTACATCTCCATCAAGCGGAGATAATAGATTAATATTTTTTGGAACTGGCACATCATCATCTGATGTTCAACTTGCAGCTATTAAAAATACAACAAGTGACATAATGTTTTTAGGTGCCGCTGGTGCTGAAAAAGCAAGAATTTTAAATTCTGGTGGTATTACATTTAATGGTGATACTGCGACTGCAAATGCCCTTAACGATTATGAAGAAGGCACATGGACTCCGACATTAGTTTCAACTGGTGCTTCTTTTCAATATTCTGTGCAATCAGGTATTTATACTAAAATTGGTGATTTAGTAACTTTTAATTGTGTGATTCAATTAGATGGTGGTGGAAACTCTTTTAGTGGTAATTCTGTTGCATTAAATGGATGGCCATTTGCAACTAGAAACTCTCAAGGAGCAGCTGGTAGATTTTTTATTTCCGGCAGATATCTTAATTTAGATTTAGGAAATGGTTACACTTATGCTTATGCTGATTTAGCAGGTAATAGTTCTTCAGCACCTTTAAAAGAAAGTGGAGATAATGTACCAACTGCAAATCTAACATCAAATGACCTTTCAAGTTCATCTGGTCAGTTGTACCTTCATGGACATTATTATACAGACTCATAATAAATAACTTTATACCTCTAGTGGATTCTAGGGGCGGACAAAAGGAGAAATATGATGGCGATTACAAAACGTATAGAACAAGACAAAATTGAAGTGGTAGGCCAGTTCAAGCACATTCAAGTGAGAACTGCTACTATAATTGAAGAAGATGGTGTAGAACTTTCAAGAAGTTTTTCACGCCATGTTGTTGCACCAGACTCAGACTCATCCAAGGAAAGTGCAGATGTAAAAGCAATGGTTGCACAGTTTCATACTGATACAGTCAAAACTGCTTATGCAAAACATCTAAAGGACTCTGAAGTATCTGAATAAATAAATCTGTTATGACAGATATTAATCATTACTTAGGTAATCCACTTCTAAAAAAGGCAAATGTCCAAGTAGAGTGGACAAAAGAACAAATTCTTGAATACCAAAAGTGTATGCAAGACCCCCTTCATTTTTGTAAAAAATATATTAAGATTGTAAGTCTTGATGAGGGTCTTGTACCTTTTGACGTATATAACTTCCAAAAAGAAATGCTAGGAACGATTCATAATAATCGTTTTACTATCTGTAAACTTCCTAGACAATCTGGTAAGACAACTACAATTATATCTTATATCTTGCACTATGTTCTATTTAACGAACAGATGAGAGTAGCGATACTTGCAAACAAAGCTGCAACTGCAAGAGATATTCTTTCACGACTACAACTTGCATATGAAAATCTACCAAAGTGGATGCAACAAGGAGTTATGTCTTGGAATAAAGGTTCTCTGGATTTAGAAAACGGTTCTCGTATTGTTGCATCTTCTACATCTTCATCTGCTGTTCGTGGTGGTTCATACAACATGATATTCTTAGATGAGTTTGCTTTCGTGCCTCACAATGTTGCAGAGGACTTTTTTAGTTCTGTTTATCCTACGATTTCTTCTGGACAAAAGACAAAAGTTGTGATAGTATCAACACCAAATGGTATGAATCTATTTTACAAACTATGGTCTGATGCAGAGAGTGGTAAAAACTCTTACAATCCTATTGAAGTTCATTGGAGTGAGATACCAGGCCGTGATGAAAAATGGAAAAAAGAAACAATTGCAAATACCTCACAAGAACAATTTAATCGTGAATTTGAATGTGAGTTTTTAGGTTCTATCAATACACTCATACACCCAACAAAAATTAAATCTATGGTATTTGATGAACCAATACAACGGAATGCTGGATTAGAACTATACAAGAAACCAGAAAAGGGAAGAACATATACGATTGTTTGTGATGTTGCAAGAGGAACAGAACAAGATTATTCTGCATTTATTGTTTTTGACGTTTCAGAACTTCCTTATCGTATCGTTGCAAAATATCGTAACAATGAAATTAAACCATTGTTATTTCCAAATGTAATATATGATGTTGCAAAAGCATACAACATGGCATTTGTAATGGTTGAGGTAAATGATATTGGTGAACAAGTTGCAACTGCATTGCAATACGATTTAGAATATGATAATCTTGTTATGGCATCTATGAGAGGTCGTGCTGGTCAAATACTTGGTTCTGGTTTTTCTGGTGGTAAAGTACAATTAGGTGTAAGAACAACTAAAGCAGTTAAGATGTTAGGGTGTTCAAATCTAAAACAACTAATAGAAACAGATAAACTTATTATAAATGATTATCAACTAATACAAGAATTTTCAACATTTGTTAAACACGGTCAATCATATCAAGCAGAAGAGGGTCATACAGATGACCTAGCAATGTGTTGCGTTCTATTTGGTTGGATGACTAATCAAACATACTTTAAAGAACTAACAAACGTAGATATACGAGAAAGAATGTTCTTAGAACAACAAGACCAATTAGAACAAGACATGGCACCTTTTGGTTTTGTTGATGACGGTATCAATGACCCATTGGGAGAAACAGTTATAGATGAATATGGACAAAGATGGAGTCCAGTAGTAAGAAGTCATGATACAAATTGGTAAATGTCTACATAATATCAATAACATCATTTTCTAACTTTATATAACAATTAGAACATACAATCTTAGAGGAACTCATTAAATTAAGTATTACTTTTCTACTATCTTTATTTAATCCTTTTCTTTTTGAAGCGCTTCTAATTTGTTTATCGTTAGGATAAAATTTAAGACACATGGTTTCACTCTCACCACAATACATACATGAGTGTGGTGCTAAGAATTCATTTAACCAAATAATTCTTTTATTATAATGTTGTTTAGCAACTTTTTTAATTGTGTCTTTATATTTGTCATAGAATGTCATGTGTTTATTTATAAACTGTACTGCATATAAATATCGGTTTTTGCAAACTTAAATTTACTAAATATACACAAGAACGAATTTTGACATAGAATAGGAGAAATAATATGCCTTTCCAAGTATCGCCTGGGGTTCTTGTCAAAGAGGTTGACTTAACTAATGTAGTTCCTGCCGTATCGACTTCAATCGGTGCGATTGCTGGTGCCTTTGAAAAGGGCCCAGTTGGAGAAATTACAGCGGTTTCTTCTGAGGAAGATTTAGTCAGACTGTTTGGTAAACCCAATGGAAGTAACTTTGAAACATTCTTTACTGCTTCTAACTTTCTACAATACGGTAACGCATTGAGAGTAGTCAGAGCACAAAGTGGTGTTTTAAACGCAATGAGTGGTGGTTCTGGTCTTTTAATTAAGTCCGACACTCATTATCAAGATAATTTTGCTGGTGGTCAAGCATCCTCTGGAGAATGGGGAGCAAGAACTGCTGGAATTCACGGAAATAGTTTAGGTGTGTCCATGTGTTTAGGGCCACTTGCTTTTGAACAAACTTTTGCTGGAAATGCTGGTACACTTGGTGTAACAACTGGTACGCCTGCTGTCGGTGCAACAACTGTTAATGTTGATACTGGGGGTGGTTCTGCTGGTGCTGGTGGAGCTGCATACAATGTCGGTGATATTGTGTTCTTCCAAGAAGCAGATGGACAACAGTATGAAGTAACTGGAATTTCCACAGACACTTTAACAATTAGACGTTTAGATGACCCAAATGGTGGTGGTCTAAAAACTGCACTTTCAGCTGCAACTAATGTTCGCAGACGTTGGGCTTTCTATGATTTATTTGATAGTGCGCCTGGCACATCAGAATATGCCGCTGGTAAAAATATTTCTGATGACGAAATGCACATTGTTGTATTTGATAGAACTGGTCTTATTAATGGTTTTAGAAAAGATACTGCTGGTGAGAGAACACTTTCTGTTCTTGAAACATATCCATTCGTATCTAAAGCATTTGGTGCAAAGACACCACAAGGTGGAACTAACTACTACCCAGATGTGATTTTCAAACAATCATCATTTGTATACTGGTTAGACCATCATTCAGTACTTGGTGCTGGTGGTGGTAAGATTGCCGCTGGTACTGCTGGAACATCTGGTGATGCTTTCCCAGTTGGAACTGGTACTACTGGTGAAATTCCTTTCTCACTAAGTGGTGGTACAGACGATTATGCATTAACAGTTGGTGAACTAGATACTGCATACACAGAGTTTGAAGATGCAGAAACAGTTGATGTAAATCTCATCATGGCTGGTACATCACCAGCATCTACTGATGGTATTACACACGCAACTAATCTGATTGACATTGCAGAAAAAAGAAAAGACGTTGTTGTCTTCATCTCACCAAGAAGAGATGATGTGGTAAAT